TATGAGGTTCTCGACGGCCAGACCGAGGCGGGCATAGGGCATATTGCCTTCGGCGGCGGACTGATCGGCATCGGCCATAAGGTTGAAAAGGGCGCAGCGAATGGACGAGGCTGATATCGCTCAGCGGAATCAGGAGCATTTCGAGCGATTGGCATTGGCACGGCAGCGGGAAGCCATGCCCTTGGGGGAAGCAGCCAAAGAATGCGAGGACTGCGGCGACCCTATCCCAGAGGGACGGCGCACAGCCGCCCCAGGATGTACACGCTGTATCCGGTGCCAGGAACGATTTGAAAGGGGGAGACGGTGAGCGGAACAGAGATTGGCGTGATAGGCAGCATTATCAACACCCTGGGGGCTCCTGGACTCCTCTTGGTCTGCATGGGGTCGCCCTGTTTGGTGATGTGTTTCATGTATGCCGATCATCGGCGCTACGAGCGCGAGCGACGGGAGGGGATCAAAGCGGATGCCGCCCGGGCCATGGAGCACCAGGATGATCTGGCGCAGATAAAGGAACAGTACCTGGCCATCATCTCACAACAGGAGCGCCGTTTCGAGATCGTGGTCAAGAATTACGAAAACAACGTGGTGCTGGTCGAGAGTTACCAGAAGCTCGCCAACGAGCTGGCCGGCATCATCCACATGTCCACCCAGGTCCTGACCAAGCTAGTGGAAAAGATCGATAATAACCTCTATTGCCCGATGGTGAAGGAGAAGCGGTGATGGGATTCGATACTGAGCGTTTGGCACTCCGTGGCCGCCTGGCCGAGAAAGAAGCCCAGCTGCGGCAACTGGGGCTCTCGATCGAGGGCGATGTGGCGGCGGTGCGCGAGATGCTGCCGGCCTTTGCAGCTATCGAGGATCTGCGACCCGATGTGGCGGCCGCCCAGACAGTGGAATTGGCAGGCAAGCACGCGGAATACATGGGCATGGTGCGTGAAATAACGGCCATGCGTAAGGCCCTGGGGTTGTAAGCCATGCCCGAAAGCTACGGCTGGGACATCATAGAGGCCGCCGAGGAGTTGTACATCCTCGACGGTCTGAGTTTTGAGGCGGTCGCCGAGCGGACCGGGGTGTCGGTGAGTCAGCTCAAGCGCTGGTCAGCCGATTCAAACCCATCCTGGCCGGAACGGCGCAAGGAATATCGTGCCGCGCAGGTCTCTGTACGGCGCGGAGTGATGTTGGCCAAGGCCAAGTTGATCGCCTCGGTGATTGAGAGCGAGGATCCGCAAAAAGCCTATGCCTTTGGCGCCCTGGTCAGTTCGGGCAAGCAGATCGAGGCCGAGGCCAGGGAGCGGACCGCTACGCCGAATGTAGCTCCCGCTACGCCGGATGTCGCTGCAGATCAATTCCCTGAGGGCTGGAACATGATCGAGGCCCTGCGCCTGGCGGTGCAGGCACGGGTATCGGCGCTGGTGCAGCAACCGGGTGCGATCACTTTAAAATCGATTCAAGAGCTCCTGGCAGCCATGGAGCTGCTGAAAAGTAAGACAGATGTCCCTACCGAAGAACAACCGGCTGGTGGAGGGCTCTCCGATGACGCGGCCGAAGCAATTCGACGTCAGATACTGGGGCTGAAAAACTGATGACCACCTTCACCAAGGAAGACCGAACCAAGCGAGCGCCCATGGCGCTGCTGCCCTACCAGCAGCGATGGCTTGAGGATCACGCCGATGTGAAGATCATCGAGAAGTCGCGCCGGATTGGTCTGTCCTGGGCTGAAGCTGCGGATGACTCCCTGCTGGCCGCCAGCCGCAACGGCATGGACGTGTGGTACATCGGTTACAACAAGGATATGGCCCAGGAGTTTATCGAGGACTGCGGCGATTGGCTCAAGCACTACAACAAGGCAGCTTCGGCGGTCGAAGAGTTCGTTTTGGCGGACGAAGACAAGGACATCCTTGCTTTTCGCATCCGCTGCGCCTCCGGGCACAAGATCGTGGCGCTCTCCAGCAGGCCATCGAACCTGCGCGGCAAGCAAGGCAAGGTGGTGATCGACGAGGCCGCATTTCATGACAACCTGGGCGAATTGATCAAAGCGGCCATGGCCTTGCTGATGTGGGGCGGCCGGGTGGTGATCATCTCCACCCACGACGGCGACACCAACCCGTTCAACGAGGTGATCAACGAGGTTCGATCCGGCAAGAAGCCGTACAGCCTGCATCGTGTCACTATTGACGATGCCCTGGCCGAGGGCCTGTATGAGCGCATCTGTTTGCGCCTTGGCAAGGAGTGGTCGCAAGCCGCCGAGGACCAGTGGCGAGAGAAGCTGATTGCCCAATACGGCAGCGGAGCGGACGAGGAGTTGTTCTGCATTGCCAGTCAGGGCAGCGGCACCTATCTGCCCACGGTGATCATTGAACGGTGCATGCGTGACGATATCCCCATCCTCCGTTGGGCCTGCAAGGATGAGTTCGCCCTTCTGCCTGATCATATCAGGAAGCGTGAGGCAGAGTTGTGGTGCGAGGAAGCGCTTGCTCCACTGTTGGCGTCCCTCGACCAGTCCAGACGGCATTTCTTTGGGGAAGACTTCGCCAGGACCGGCGATCTGACCGTGTTCTCGCCCTTGGCCGAGTTGCAGGATCTGCGATATCGCCAGCCGTTCGTGGTCGAATTGGCGAATGTGCCGTTCACGGAGCAAGAGTTGATCATGTGCTTCATCATCAGGCCTTTGCCGAGGTTTACCTTCGGCAAGTTCGACGCCAGGGGCAACGGGCAGTATCTGGCAGAACGGGCCATGCAGCATTTCGGGGCAAGCCGGATCGAACAGGTGATGCTGTCGGACGCCTGGTACCGCGACGAGATGCCCAGGTTCAAACAGTTCTTTGAGGATGGCGTGATCGAGGTGGCCAAGGATGCGGATCACCTCGACGATTACCGGGCAATCAAGATGATCAAGGGGGTGGCCAAGCTGCCGGAGACAAAGACCAAGGGATCTGACGGAAAGCAGCGCCATGGTGATGCCGCGATTGCGGTCGCCATGGCTATCTCCGCCACCAGGATGGATGTGAGCGACACTGAAATTTTTTCCGCCATGCCCCGCGAGGCAACAGACATGTTCAGGGGGTACTGATGTCATCCGGATTATGGGTCAGCCCGACCAAATACATCGATTTCGCCGCGCCCAACAGGAGCAGCCTAACCAAAGAGGTGGCCAGCCGTTCTTTGGCCTGGGACTACAGCGCCATGATCGGCCTGCTGCCGGATCCGGACCCTATCCTGCGCAAGCGGGGAGACGACGGCAAGGTGTTGACCGCTATCCAGACCCGCAAGCTCGGGTCGCTCAAGCGTGAGTATGAGTTCAACCCGGGCACGATCGATGGACAGACAGATGCGCGCGCCGAACAGCTATGCAAGGATTTGGCGGACGATCTGGAAGATGTCGGCATGTACGAGCTGCTCTCCGGCCTGCTCGATGCTCCCTACTACGGCATGACTCCGGCGGAACTGTTTTGGGAGCCGAGAGAGGGTTCGATCCGCCTTGCCAAGATCAGGGTGCTGCCCAATCGCTGGTTCGGGTTCGACCAGGAAAACAATCCCCGATTCCGATCGCTCGCCAACCAGACTGAAGGTGATGAGATCCCTTGGGGCAAGATGGTCTTTGCACGCCACTTCCCCACGTACGACAACCCTTTCGGCCTGCGGCTGCTCTCGCGCTGCCTGTGGCCGGTCGCCTTCAAGAAGGGCGGCACCAAGTTTTGGGTCACCTTTGCCGAAAAATACGGCATGCCCTTTCTGGTAGGCAAGTACCGCCAGGGGGCCAGTCCCGACGAACAGCAGACCCTGCTCGGCGCGTTATCGAAGATGGTGCAGGATGCGGTGGCGGTCATCCCCGAGGGCAACGTGATCGAGTTCCTCGACAAGGGCGGATCGTCAGGGGCCGGAGCCTCGACCGACACCTTCGACCGGCTGCGCTCAGCCATGGATGCCGAGATCAGCCAGGTACTCATGGGGCAGACCCTGACCGCCCAGATCGGTGATTCGGGAAGTTATGCAGCCAGCAAGACCCATGAGGACGTGCTGGAGGATTACCGAGAAGCGGATCAACGGATGGTCAAGGGGGTAATGGACGAGATCGGCAAGATCTACCGCGACATCAACGCCCCGGAAGTGCCGGCACCGGTGTTCTCCTGGTTTGAAAGCGAGGATCCGCAAAAGGATTTTGCCGACCGCGACAAGACCCTGACCGAGTCCGGCTTGCAGATCAAGAAGGCCTATTATGTGCGCCGGTACGGATTCCAGGAAGACGAGATCGAGGTAGCGGATGCTGCGCAGGTAGATGAGGACAAGCAAGCCCCGTCGAAGAAAGACGGCCGGCAAGAGTTCGCCGAACCTGGGCAGCCATCGGTGGAAGATGCCTTGTTGGCATGGGCCAGACAACAAGTGGCGACACCGGCATCGAGCATGATCGATGCCGCCGAGGAGTTGTTGGGGCAGGTGGAAAATCTGGAGCAGTTCCGTGATCGCTTGATTGAGCTGTTTTCCGTCGACGCCCCCGAGCAGCTGGGGGAACTTATGGCCAGGATGGAGCTTTTGGGGAATCTCTCCGGGCGGTACGAGGCGACCAGCGAATGAACGCCGCCGACTTCCAGCGCATCTTCAACCTGCCTTTCAACGAGGCAATTATTTGGTTTCGTGACAAGGTTGACGTCCCCACCACCAAATGGGACGAGCTGGCTGGTGAGGCCCATGGCAAGGGGTTCATGAGTGCCGGTGCCTACCAGGCGGACTTGCTGGCCGAGTTGCGGCAGATAACGGACAAGGCTATCGCCGGAGGAATGGACATCCGCGAATTTCGCCGACAGTTCCGGCCCCTGGTCGAGCGATACGGATGGGCTCTGCAGGGTGGAGGACCGGCATGGCGCAGCGACCTGATTTGGCGGACCAACATCAGCACCGCTTATCAGGCCGGACGATGGCAACAGTTCGAGGCCGCTGGCATTGAGTATCTCAAGTACATCCACAACGACGGCGTGCGTAATCCCCGGCCCAATCATCTGGCCATGGATGGCTTGATTCTGCCGCGCACCGATCCGTTCTGGCAGATCAACTATCCGCCCAATGGTTGGGGGTGCAAATGCCGGGTCGTTGCCGCCACCAGAGCCGAATATGAATCAGCCCCGTCTGCCTTGAGGTCGAAGCCGGAGAATTGGCAAGCCATGCCCGACAAGGGGTGGGATTACAACGTGGGCACGGCCAGCAAGCAGCAACTGGCGGATGCTCTGGCCGAGAAGATGCTGCGGATGCCGGAGAGTATCGCCCAGGCATGGATGCAGGCAATTGTACGGATGGGGCTTGAGTCATGGATATCTCCGCAAGCATAGACGACCAGGCCCTCCTCGGCATGCTCAACCGGTTGCGGGAGCGGACCGGAGATCTCACCCCGACCATGCAGGCCATCGGCGCCTTTTACGAACGGCGGGTGCTGGAGAACTTCAAGGCCCAGACATCGCCGGATGGAACACCGTGGAAGCCGCTCTCGGCAATGACCATGCATCTGGGGCTGGCCAGAAACAAGGGCTGGAAGAAGAACGGGTATCTCTCAGCACGGGGCACCCGTTACCTGCAGGGCAAGCGGATATTGTGGGAGCACGGCGACCTGGAAGGATCGATCCACAGCCAGGCCACCAAGGACAGTGTCACTATCGGTACCGGCGGACACATCCCCTATGCGGCCATCCATCAGTTCGGCGGTCAGGCAGGCAGAGGCCGCAAGGTGACCATCCCGGCCAGGCCGTACCTGGCCATGAACCGAGGGGCGGGGTTGGAGTTGGCACAACAGGATCGAACCATGGTGATCGAGCTGATCCGGGAGCGACTGGTTGATTTTTGACAGAGCCGCTAAAATCGGCCCTGTTTTGAATCTTTTTAGGATGCGTCCCGATAGACGGACCGCGATGGTGCGGACCGGCACAGGGAAATTTAAACGGGTTTTAAACGCGGTTCCGTTGAGAGGAGCCACGGGGAGGTGGTCGTGACAGGATGGATGGAAGTTTTCAGGGCTGGGAAGCATGTTTCGTCGAGCGGGGCCGAACGCGAGTGGAGCGTGGACGATCTGGTGCGGATGGCCGAGGCCTACGACCCGGCAAGCCACCAGGCGCCGATCGTGGTCGGGCACCCGAAAGACAATGACCCCGCTTTTGGATGGGTCAAGGCGTTGAAAGTAGACGGCAACACGCTGCTGGCCATGCCGGACCAGGTGGCACCGGAGTTCGCCGAACTGGTCAAGGCAGGTAGATACAAGAAGCGGTCCATATCCCTGTATCCGAACGGAACCCTGCGACACGTCGGGTTCCTCGGAGCGCAACCGCCTGCGGTGAAAGGGTTGAAGGATATCGAGTTCGCCGGATTGGCGGCGGACACCTATGAATTTGCTGACGAAGAGGAGGCAGGCATGACAGAGGTTGAACGGCTGCGGAAGGAATTGGCCGAAGAAAAAAAGAAACGCGAACTGGCCGAGGGAAAGGCAGCGAACGCTGAGACCAGCTTTGCCGAACTGCAGGCCAAGACCAAAAAACAAGAAATCGATGCCTTCATCGACCAGGGTGTCAAGGACGGCAAGATTCTGTCGGCATGGAAGGACCAGGGTTTGGCAGAGTTCATGGGGGCGCTCGATGGGCAGACCGAAACATACGAGTTCTGCGAGGGCAAGAAAGAGGCCCCCGTGGAGTGGTTCAAACGCTTCATCCACTCGTTTGCCGAACATCCGTTATTCAAAGAAATGGCCAAGCCCAAGAAGGAAGAAAAGCCGGACGATTTTTCCGAGGATGAGACCCTCGGCAAGGAGATCGCCGCCAAAGTCAACCCGGCCAAAGCGTAACCCCAGGCCATAAGCAGAGGAGCAAAGAATGGTTACCGAAACAACTCTTAGCATGGATGCCTATGTGGCGTCAGACAATTACGGCCCGGTGCTGATCCCCGCGACCATCGTCGCAGGAGCTAACCTGGCCAAAGGCACTATCCTCGGCCGTATCACCGCCAGTGGCAAGCTGACGGCAGCCGCAGCAGGCAACACCGATGACGGTTCCCGGACAGCGGTGGCAGTACTGATGGAAGACGCTGCCGCTGCAGACGCCGACGTTCAGGCGGTGATCGGTTTTGCCGGGGTCTATGTCGAGGCCAACATGGTCGGCCTGACAGCGGCCTACAAGCTCGCCCTGGAAGCTCGGGGCCTCTACTTCATCTAATCGCCCCCGCAGGGCAAGGAGTGCACAATGGATTTTAGTCCCAGGGCGTTGACCACAGCGGTCAACCTGATGAAACCGGCACCGACCCGGGTGTTGGATGTGGTGTTCGCCAACAAGAAACGGCAACTGATCGATACCTTCAGTTGGGATGTAAAGGCCGGTACCGAATGGCTCCTGCCCAATATCAGGGTCTCGGCCGAGGCGACCGTCCGTGGCGGGATCGGACGCAAGAATTTGACCTGCAAGGCCCCGCGTTATGCCGAAAAGCAGTTTATTGCCGCATCCGATCTTAACGATATGCGCAAGTTCGGCGACGCCTCCTATCCAGAACTCTTGAAGGAGCGGATCGCCGACGAGCAGTTCGACATGCGCCAAACCATTGACCTGACTCGTGAGTTCCAGGCGGTCAAGGCCCTCTCCGGCAAGGTGGTGGACAAGGACGGCAATGTGATCGTTGATTACGATCTGCCCGCCGCCCATACCCCGACACTCACCGGCACGTCGCTGTGGACCGATGATGCGTCCGATCCCATCGGCAACATCCGCGCCTGGAAAAAGTTGATTACCCTGAACGGTGGACCGGTGACCGGCTTTGCCGCCTTCTGCGGATCGGACGCCATGACCGCGCTGATCAACAACGATTCGGTCCGGGGGCTGCTCGGTTACCAGGCCGGCCAGCAGATTGCCGAGACCGGCGGTATTTCGCGCCTGGCCGGGGTGGGGAGTATCGAGGAGTATTTCGGTTCCTATCTCAACAGCGCCGGTGCTCGCCTTGATCTGATCCCCGAGGATGTGTTCGCCCTGGTCGGCCTCGGTCCTCAGGTGGCGGCAGAACTGTTCGCCCCGGTGATTGATCTCAAAGCCCCTGGCGGTGTGGGCAAGGGCCAGGCTGCCGACATCTTCTTCTCCAAGATGTGGGAAGTCGATGATCCGAGCGGCCAGTGGATCAAGGTGGAAAGTCGGCCGTTGCCGGTGCTGTTCCAGCCGCTGTGCGTTGTATGGGCCGTGGTGGTGTGATCTGAACGGGCACGGATTACCGTGCCCTTTTCTGGAGGATGCAACCAGTGAAGCGAATCAAAAAAGAAAAAGCCAAGCACCGGACCGGGTTGATCAAGAGACTCACCCGTGACAACGCCCGGCGCAGAGTGACAGTCGGTTGTGTCGGAATACATTATGACGACCTCGCTGGAATGTTCAAGGGGGGACGTTGATGGCCACTGTTACAGTACGGGTTTGCCCCGGGGCATTGCTCACCGATAACCGGACCACGTTCAACCCGGGTGACGAACTGGAGATGTCATTGGCCGAGGCCAACCGCCGGATCAAACAGGGCAAAGTGGAGATGGTTGGCGCGTCGGTGATGGTGCAGCTGCCGGGGAAGGTATCCGGATTTGTGGCAACCGAAAAGATCGAGGCCGCCCAGGTCGCGGGCTCGATTGCCGCCCTTGAAGAGTTGCGGGTTGGCGAGGATCGTAAAACCGTGCTTGCTGCCATTGAGGCAAGAGAACAGGAGCTGCGCAAGTAATGGCCTATAGCACCCTGAACGATTTTTTGGAACAGCTGGCCGAAATCGAATTGGTCAATCTGACCGATGACAACGGCCTGGGCGTAGTCGATCAGGCCAGGATCGATTGGGCGATTGCCAAGGCCGATGCAGTGATCGACGCCCACATGCCTGCAGGCAAGTACGTGCTGCCGTTCAGCCCGGTCCCGGCCCTGGCCAGGTCGTTCTCGGTCGATCTGGGGATCTTCAACCTGTTCGCCAGGCGACCTAATGTCGGCGACATTCCGGAGGCGATCAAGGAACAGCGCAATGCGGCCCTGGCCTACCTCAAAAGGGTCCAGGCAGGCGAAGCAGGCATGGGTGCGGACGCGGCCACCCCGGCGGCATCCTCGACCTCGGTCGACATGCTGGTCTCCAGTAATGACCGGATCTTCCCGGCCAGCCTGTTGGAGCGGATGTGATGCTTTCCGATTTGCGGGCAGCCATCAAAGAAAGGCTCGAATCTGCTTACCCGTTTCGTGTGGTTGAGGCAGGATTCAGTCAACGGGCACTGCAGTCGCCACCGGCGGCGGTGTTCTTTCTGGTGACGGATAAAGGCCAGTTCGACGAGCCGACCATGACCCGGGTGTTGACCTACGAGGTTGCGCTGCTGGTCAGCTATACCGACCCGGTCAAGGCCCAGGAGCAGATGGAGGACATCCTTGATGCAGTGCGAAAATCATTCACTGGTTGGTTGCCTGCGGATGCCGGTTGCGAAGAGGCCAGCGTTCCTGAGTTTCGGTTTCAAGGGGTTGAGGGAACGTTATTGATTTACACAGGACGGATGACCATCGAGGTCTATCCGGACACTCTCTATACGTAGGAGGCGATATGCCCGAAATGAAAACAGAGAAATACAAGGTGCTGAAGCAGTTGGAGCACGATGGCAAGTCCTATTCGCCGGGTGCCCAGATCGAGCTCCAGCAAGGTAATGCCGACTATCTGCTGCGTAAGGGAATGATCGGCAAGATGGAGCAGCTGCAAAAGAAAACTGCTGCCGGAAATACGGGCAGCAAGGGGAGTGAGGCATGAAACAGTTCGGATTCAAGGGAGCGGGCAAGGTTTTTCTGGATATCCTCGACGATTCCGGGGCAGCGACCGGGCTCCAGCTCAAGGGAAACTGCAAGAGCTTCTCGGTCAAGGGCGACAGTGACACAGAAGAGGTGCTCAGCAACGACCACGAGGATTTTGGGACAGTTCTGTTCTCAGACACCATTCCCAAACCGCACACGGTTGATTTTGTGTTCAACGGGTTCGACATGGAATTATTCGCCGCCGCCTTTGGCGGTGTTTCGACCACCCTGACCCAGAGCTCAGGCGAGACCGGTGGGACGCCGATCGTTCTCACCGCCATTGCCGACCGATTCATCGAAATTGGAAAGCGAATGGTCAGCGCCGTGGTGGTGCAAGACGCAACCGACACCACCACCTATGTGCTCGGGACCGATTATGAGGTGAACGAACGCCTGGGGCTGATCAGAGTCTTGTCGACCGGTTCCATTGCCGACGAGGCAACATTGCACGTTGAATGCAGCTATGCAGCCATCAACGGCACCCGGGTCACCGGTGCCACTAAGTCGAACGTGTCCGCACGGATCATGATCGACGGACAGGAGCGAGGCAGCGGACGTTATTTCATCTTCCACGGCAAGAAGGTCCGATTGGCCTCGTCGACCGAGATTGGATTGATTGGCGACAAGTTCGTTGAGGCTGCGTTCTCGGGCACCTTCCAGAAGCCTGCCGATGGATCCGCCGTCTACGATCTCGACTTCCTGAGTTGAGGTGAGTGATGCGCAAGAGTAAGACGATCAAGGTCGGCGAGAGGGCGGTCACAGTCAAGGAGTTGACGGCGACCCAGGTGACAGCCCTGATGGAAGGAGCCGTCGACAAGAAACGGGCATCGACGGCCGAGCTGTTGATGGCCAGCCCTATTCCAATAGAAGCGGTCTGCGCTGCCACTGGGTTGAGCGAGGAGGAACTCAATGGCGATATGACCCCCAGCGAATTGGACGCTATCTGGGGGGCAGTGGCCGAGGTGAACGGTTTTTTGTTACGGATGATGCAGCGGTTTCAGCAGGTGGCGGAAGAAATCATGACACTGGAGGAATCCGCCGGGCCGCCTGCATCCTGATTCGGCACGGGCATGCCAGCGCCTGCGAATATGGGTGGAGCTTCTTTCAAACGGCCATCGAAGAGTTGACAGATGCCCTCCCTACCAGGGGGTGAAAAGCAATCGGACCATGGTCGAAACGATAAGGATACCGGAGAACCCGGCAACGAGCAGCATCGGTATCCTGCCGAAAATCATCCCGGTGCCCCAGACGATCAGGGTTGCCGGGATGCCGATAATCACCAGGGCTATCATGGATTGGGACGTGGGCGGCAGGAAGAACAACACGACCACGAAGAGAACCAGAAAGGGATGAAAAGATTGAGGACGAGCGGGTTGATCCATGGCTGACACCTCCATTGGAATAAAAATAGCTGTCGACAGCGGTCAGGTCAAGACCAACCTGGATAAGGTGCAGGCCGAGTTTGAATCGACATCGTCCAAGATCACCAAGGCTTTGCAGTCTATCAAGGGCTTTGTCGATCTGAAAAAACAGACCGAAGAAACGTCCAAGGCCTATGCAGAGGCGCAGCAAAAAGTTGCGGGCATGGCCAGGGAGATCAAGTCCGGAGCCGGAGGCGCTGCTCTGGCCAAGGATTTTGAGCGGGCAAAGACAGAAGCCGGACGGCTCAAGGATGCGTTGGCCGGTCAACAGCAGCAGCTGCAGCAGGCTCGCTCAGCCATGGCCGCTCTGGGTGTGTCGACAACCAGCCTTGCCGGTCAACAGACTTCGTTGCGAACCCAGCTCGATGCGACGCAGAAGAAGTACCAGGATCTTGCCAAGGTGGCCGCTGCGCGCGACACCCTGAACCTCACGTCCCATGCAGACATTACCGCCGAGATCAACAAAGCCCGGGCAGCCTATGCCACGTTGGCAGCTTCCGGAAAGCTCTCCATGGCCGAGTTGGCGCAGGCCAAGGTATCCATGCGTGACCGAATCGACGAGCTGACCCAGCGGACCAACGGTTGGCGGGACGCCCTGGGGCAGATCAAGGGGAGGCTGTTCGAAGTCGCGGCAGCCTTTGGTGGCATTGTTTTGGCTTCGAGGCAGGCGATTGCCTTTGAAAGCGCCATGGCGGATGTCGGCAAGACGGTCGACGGATCCAAGGAGCAGATTGCCCAGCTCGGCAACGAGTTGCGCGACATGTCGTTCAAAATTCCCTTGCCTGTTGAAGAACTGGCCGGAATTGCCGCAGCTGGTGGACAACTGGGCGTTGCGGCCAAGGACATTGGCGCCTTCACCGAGGTGACCGCCAAGATGGCCACCGCATTTAACATGACTGCCGAGGCTGCTGGCCAGGCCATAGGCACCATGTCGAATGTGTGGCAGGTTGGAGTCGGTGAGATCGAATTGTTCGGTGATGCCATCAATCAGCTTGGCAACAACACCGCCGCCACCGAGTCGAAAATCGTGGATGTATTGCTCCGGATCGGCGGCACTGCCAGGCAATTCGGGCTGGCAAAGGAACAGGCTGCTGCCCTGGCGTCCACCATGCTTTCCCTGGGGCAATCACCCGAGGTTGCATCAACCTCAATCAATGCTCTGTTGGTGCGGATGCAGACCGCCACACAACAGAGTGATAAATTCCAGGAGGCTTTGGGGCGAATCGGCATGTCCGCCGAAGAGATGGCCGTCATGGTTGAGGCCAACCCACAGAAGGCTCTTGAAACGCTCTTGAATACGCTGAGTGAGTTGAAAGGTCGGGAACGGGCCGAGGTGCTGACCGGGCTTTTCGGAGCCGAATATCAGGACAACATCAGCGTGTTGGTGGGTAGCCTGGACAAGTATCAAGAGGCGCTTGGCATGGTGTCTGACCAAACCAAGTATGCCGGAGCCATGAACAGGGAATTCGAGGTGCGAGCCGCAACGACAGCTGCGCAGTTACGCCTGCTGTGGAACGTGGTGACCGATATTTTCAAGAGCATCGGCCAGGGGTTCCTTCCGGCGATCAAAATGGCTGCAGAATGGCTGAGGGCCATGCTTTCCCCTATCGCTGCGATTGTGCAGGCGGTTCCGGGTTTATCGGCAGCGTTGGTCTCGCTCGGCACGGGGATGCTGGTGTATGGAACAGTCACCAAATTGCTCGGTATTCTTAAGATGGGTCTTTCTGGAATAGGCGTGGCCTCGGCGAATGCCGCTGCGCCAGTCGCTACGCTGTTCAGGACACTGGCTACCGGAATCGTGTCGCTATCCATGGCTAATCCGGTATTGGCTGCGATAACCGGAGCCCTGGCGATTGGTGCGGCAGCGTGGAATATGTTCGGCGAAGACTCTTTGGAGAGTTCGCAAAAGCACGCTGAGGCGGCATCAAAGTTGGGGTCATCTATAGCAGCGATGAATCAGGAGGTCGTGGAGCTTGAAGATCTCAAGGAGACATTGCTTGGAACTGCTGAGGGAACTCAGGCCCACGTATTAGCAGAGGAAAAGTTAGCATCGGTTGTGCCAAAGACGACACAGAGCCTTGACGAACAGGGCCGCGTGCTGGCTGTCGTGAAAGACGCGACATCCGGGAATATTAAAGTCCTGCAAGAGTATATCGATCTTAAAAAGGCAGACGCCAGAGTACAGGCTGGGCTGCAGCTTGAACAGCAGGCGAAGGCATATTTCAAGGCAGCGGATGCGGTTGGTGAATACAAGTCAAATCTTGATCAATGGTACGGAATTGGACGTAAAACGACCTCGGTCACGCAGGAAATTTGGCTGGGAGTAAACCGCCTGACCGGTACCTATGACGCCAATATTCAAAAAGGATCAGAGCTCCGTGAAAACCTGAACAAACAAAAAAAAGGGTTTGAAGAGCTGCTTGCATCTTTGGCGAAGTCAGGGACTGCCGCCGATGAAGTCAGCGCACTACTGAGCGGCGTGAAAATCGACGAAGGGACCAAGGCGAGGATAGTTGCTGAATATCAGACGATGTTTGCAGCTATCAACGGCAAAGCCAAAGAGTCGGCCGGAGTACGGATTGGGGAAGAAAAAAAGGTCAGCACCGAGACGGCCAAGTCTGCGGCCAGACAGAAGCAGGTCACCGGCGAAGCGCTCAAGGAGATGGAAAAGCAATACAAGGAGTACGCCGACAACGTGAAGCGGCTCCAGGGCGAGCTTGCAGACAGCCAACGGTCCGTCGAAGAAGAGCTGCGCGATATGAAGCGTTCGGGGATGTCGGATTTGCAGGCATGGCAGGATCGTAAACTTGAGGCGGGAGAGTTTTCCAAAAAAGCCCGTGAGGCGGCCGAGGCAGCCCGGCAGCTGGTCGCAGGCGGCAACATGAGCGGTGCCGAGGAGACCTACAAGGTCGCGATGGAGTATGCGGATAAGGCCAAGCGTGCCTATGCCGGGTTGAATGAAGAGGTCAAGCAGGGCGACAAGGTGGTTATCTCCGGTGCTTCCGCGCTGCAGACGGCCATGGAGGGCGTGCGGTCGGCAGGGGATTTGAAATCGAAGCTCATTACCGAGCAGATCCAGGCGTTCTCGCTGGCCCAGGCCAAGCTGAACGCACAATCCGGCGGCAAGCTCGATGCTGCTCTTGACCAAACCAAGACCAAGGCCGACCAACTGGCCACGTCAGCCGATACGGCAAAACAAAAGGTGCAGGAGCTCTTCCAGGTCGAGCCACCCGCTGACGGCGATTGGGGCAAGGTTTGGACAGCCATGGAGTCGGGATCGACCAAGGCCGCTGGCACGGTGACCAGCGATTGGGACAAGGTGTGGGATGCCTGGTTGGCCTCGGGCAGTGATGATGTCGCGGCCCTGGAACGCAAACTGAGCGAACTGATCAAGGATAGGACCATGACGGTCCGGATCAAGACGGTCGAGGAAAAATCGACCGGTGGCATGATCATGGGCTACCACCTCGGCGGCGCCATCCAGGCCCTGGCCACCGGCGGCGGGGTGCGCAACATCCTCGGCGGCGGACACCTGCCCGGTTTCGGAGGCGGCGACACCGTGCCGCTCTGGGGGGAGGCTGGCGAATTCATGCTCAACAAATGGGCCTCGTTAAAAGCCGGTTTACCTGCCCTTAAACACCTCAATGCAGGCGACATCGGGGCAGCGATCGCCGAGCTGACCAAGCGGATGCAAACCAACTTCGGGTACCGGCTGGGAGGCATGGTGCAATCGATCTCCGGCCGCGCCCAACGGCTGGCCACCGGAGGTGCGGTCGCTGCCGGTGGTGCCGCAGCCGGTGGCGAGACAATGACGATCAATCTTGGTTTTGACAATGGCGTGACTGTTCCCGTGACATCGACCAGGGCAAACGCCAAGGCGTTGAAGCGGGAGTTTCGGCGCATGGAATGGAGGTCTTCGAAATGACCGTTGCTTTGGGTGGGATCGCCCTTTCCGACGAGTTGGTGCTTGATATTGGCCAACCCGAGATTGGGTTCAGCAGTCGGCGATTGATCGGCGGAGCCAATGTCGTCCAGGTCGACGGGGTTTCCGGAGGCAGGACCATGACGCTGGAGGGGATCAACCATTGGACCTTCAGCCAGTCGGAACAGATCCGATCCCTGCAGGCAGGCGGCCAGGCCGTCACCCTGGAGCACCATCGGGGAATGTACCAGGTGGTCATCATCGACACGTCCGATCTGGTGCCGACCAGGAAATATAAAAATCCGGTTGCCGATACCATGTATACCGGCAGCATCACCCTAATCGAGGTCTCGTGACACTATGACCATTACTGCCGCTCAGCTGGTCCCCTTTCACGCCCAGAACGTTACCGACGACGACACCTGCGGCGGGCGGATCAGTTTCAATGCCATCACCTCCGGGTCGCCGGGCTGTACCCATGGCCATGTTTTTAAGGCCAAAAGGGCGGCGGGCAACGTAGCCTATCCGGATTGCCGCAAGATCTTTTACCGCAACTGCAACCCCTCCGGCGAAGTGGCCTACGCGCCGGGCCTGTTTTTGTTTCGGCCCAACCCCTCCTCTGCCTGGGTGTACAAGGTGGTGGGCACCCAGCGGAACACCCGGGCCGACCTGACCGGATCAGAGGCCCGCTATGGGGCCGGGTTGCTGGCCTCGGCCGTGCTGGCCAATGCCACCACCCTGGTGGTCAACGTCAAGCACGCCGATCTTGCCGCCTGCTTTGCCGTGGGCCGTCCAACCCGGATCAGTAACCGGGCCCTGGCCTCCTCCACCACCGGCACTGAAGAGGAGGTGACGCCCACGGCGGTCTCGGTGGCCGGGCTGCAGGTGACGCTCACCATTCCAGCCCCTGGGGTGGCTAACCCCTACAGCGCCGGGGCCACCGTGTTTTCGGTGTACTACCCGGGATCCGAGCTGCAATGCGTGGTGGACAACTACTCCGAGTCCGGCGGCAACCTGTTCGACGAGGCTACCTTCCCGGTGGTGGGCGACAACCTCGGCACCGCCGAAGAGACCTGGACCGTCACCCGCCTGACCGACACCACCTTTTCCTGCGTGGGCGATACTATTGGCGCCCTGGACAACGGATCAACCGGGGCCGACTACGCGCCGATCAACCCGGCCAACAACATGCCCTGGTTCACCCTGCCCGCTGCCGGATGGCTGGGCGCTTTGCCGAGCGGCTACAGCCTGAGCTTCCAGACCCATCCCCCGGCGATTTCGGTGTTCGAGTTTCGGGTCATTCCGCCGGATTGCCCGTCGCTGGCCGGTGACGGCATCACCCTGGGCCTGGATATCGAGTCAATCTGATGCATACCGCCATCCTGCCCATCACCTACCGGAGCACTGAGGCCACGCCGCTCGATCTGTTGGAGATCGAGCAGCGGCCCTGGTCCGTCTATACCGGCAAGGTCACCAAGCAGGAGGTGGTCCGGGTGGTCTCCGCCCTGCTCGCAGATCGCGATTATCAAAGCGAGATCGATTGCGGACTGGTCGGTGATCAGCTGGTCTCCATCCTGTACGCGTATCCCAAGATCAAGGGGCTGGACTATCGGCTGTATTGCGACTGGGGCGAGCTCTCCGAGCCGGTGATCGAGGAGGTCGAATTGACCGAGCAGGTGCAGTTTGACCTGTCCACCACCGCCACCACCCAGCATCCGGCCGTGGAGATCCTCAGCGCCCAGTGGCTTGACGACTGCTGCGACGCGGAGGGCACTGTCCTCGCCGCGCCTCAAATCTCGATCAAAGATGGATCAATCACCAGCGCCGCTGCCGTCCATGCCACCGCTATGGTCCGCTACCGTTGCGAGCGGCACACCGTGATCCTCAATGCGCCCCGCCGCGAGGGTGCCATTGATCAGCAGTGGGGCTCGGTGGTGGTGGCCGCCTATACCGGCGGGACCACCCATAAGGTGATCGACATGCCGCCGGGGATTGCATCGTTTGCCGCTGATCCGGACGCGGTCTGCGGTGGATCCTGGAGCGGGACCGTGCGAGAGTCTGTCGCCGACACCTACCCGCCGGATCCGCGAGGCGCCGACCTGATCACTGAAACCGATTACTGCAAGCAAACTATTATCGACGAGTACACCCAGGACCCGCAATGATCGCCACCGTCCTCACCATACCCTACACCTCACCGGCGGATGCCGGGCAGTGGGTGCAGCTGGAACAGGAGCCGGTTGCCGACGGTCCGCTCAACCTCAAGGATCTGGCGCGCATGCTGGCGCTGGTCCGGGCCGGGGTCTCCGCCCATGCCTACCGCTCCCCAGCCTGCCCCTGCAGCGTGGTGGCCGGATCGGTGCGGGTGCCGCTGACCGTCTATGTCTGGCCATCGCAGCCCGGCATGGCCTATCAGCTGGAGGTGTCGGCGGGCACGTTGACCGGTCCCGAGGTGGTGCTGATGGATCGCGAGTTCAGCCTGGTGATTGACTTTGCCACAATGGTTGAACTGCCCTTCCATGCCGAGGCCATCACCTGGGCCTGGGCGGATATGCCTTGTTTTGACCGGTTTGGAAACGAGGTGGAGCGGCCGACCGTAGCCATGAGCGCCACCGAGGTGCTGATCGGTGCCGAAGTGTTGGGCGTGCTTCGGATCCGCTGCGTGGCCGTTGGCTTCAAGTACGGCCTGGAGCTGGTCTATCCCAAAACCGAGGCCACCCGGGTGCGGTCCGCATCGCCCACCATCACCGCCCTGTGGTCTCGCGACGGAGCCACGGTGAGCGAGAGCCTGTCGCTCGACATCCCCGCCTGCGCCGAAGATCTGCTGGCTGCCTGCGACGATGGCAGGCTCAGGCTGCGCACCGAGGCAATCCACGGCGAGGTCAGCGAGTCTGAGGGGCTGGTTCCGGTGCTGTATTACAACGAGTGTACCGGCCAGGCCTTTCCGGTCCAGTATCAGAGGCCATGAGCATGCAGACCGCCATCCTCCCCATCCCCTATACCTCCGCAGTGGATGATCCCTGGTGGGTACGCTTTGCCCAGCCCGAGTTGGTCGACGATACAGCCACCGTGAGCGAGACCGCCGACCTGCTCGATGCGCTCTACTCCATTGATCCCTGCGACGCCTCCGAGGCCGACCAGGTCGAGCCCACGGCCGAGGATGTCGCAGCCGCCGTGGTCCAGGCCTATAGCCTGGCTATCTGCGCCCAGGAAACCGACGGATCGATCACTCTGCCTGTTCGGATGTACCGCTCCCATCAGGAGACCCCGTACATCCTGCGGGTGAGCGGTGGGCGGGTGGTCGGTAAACCGGTGATCACCCCCGAGGAGGTCACCGCCATCCTCACCGTGGAGCAGCAATCAAGCCTGACCCTGGAGTATCCGGTGATCGATGGCTTCACCGCCGAGTGGATCGGCACCGTTGCCGGAGCGGACGCCGTCCCGGTCGATGGCCCGACGATCCACCGCAGCGGCAACACCCTGTATTGGTCAGCCACCGTGACCGGCACCCTCCAGGTGGCCTTTGTGAGCCGGTACGATGCGCTCTCCGTCCTGGTGGACGGCGTTGACGGCGAGCTGGGCCAGGCCACCATCCGCGCCTTTTATCACGGCGCCTGCACCACCTACGAGGTGCAGCTGCCCGAGCCTGCCGAGACCGACGCCTCACTGTGCCCGGATATCCACTGGAATACTGACCCAACCCCGGCCAACGTCACCTGCTACCAGGCCGTGACCGTGCGCAAGTTGTGCAGTTGTTCCAAGCAGGAGACCGATTCATACACCTACGACAAGATTGTGCCCTGTCCGGACTATGCCCCGACCCGATGCCCGGGTAGTGCCACCGACTGCATGCACCTGCTGGGATCGGTGGTGGAAACCGAATATGTGGAGTGTGAGGAAGACGAGGGCTACGCGGTGGCGGATCGGGAGTTCTACAAACAAACCTGCT